AGAAAATCGAAAGCGGAAAGGGAGATGTCGTCAAACCTGAAGAAAATCCTGTTGACAAAGCTGTTGCATCAGTAAAATCAGCTGAAACAGCACCTTCTAACGAAGGTGATGCTCAGAAGAAAGGTGCATCAAAACCTGAAAAGGGTGATAAACTCAAAGAAGGTGAAGAAGATTCTAAGAAAGATGTTGCTACAACATCTAAAATGGAGAACATTAAAGCTATCGTCAACAATATGAAGGAAATGACTAAAGAAGAACTTCAAAAAACTTTTGGTAGTATATCAGAAGACGAAGTTGACGAAACCTTGACAAAAGCAGAAGTCGCTAGAAAAATCGTTGAAACACTAAAATCTATGAATGAAGCAGAAGTTGCTAAATTTGCAGAGAAGTATGAAGACGAAGAAGAAGACGAGAAAGAAGAAGAAGTCAAAGAAGAATCTGTTGACGAAGAAACTTCTGCAGAACTCGAATCTTCATTAGTAGAGATAGAAGTAGAAGACGACCTATCTGCAATCTCAGAAGCACTTGACCTTTCAGAAGAAAATCAAGAAAAAGCTAAAACAATCTTCAAAGCTGCAGTGACTTCAAAAGTTGCTGAAATCAAAGAAGAACTTGAGTCTCAATACTCAGAAGAATTAAAAACCTCAGTAGAGAAAGTTAAGAGTGACCTTGCGGAAGCTGTTGACAAGTATCTTACTTATTGTGCAGATGAATGGACGAAAGAAAATGAACTTGCTATAGAAAGAGGTTTGAGGTCTGAGATGACTGAAAACTTTATCGAAGGATTGAAAACATTGTTCGTAGAACATTATGTTGACGTTCCTGAAGATAAGTATAACGTTATCGATGAACTCGCAAATCGTCTCGATGAGATGGAAGAGAAACTTGACAACGAAGTGTCTAAAAACATGGAAATTGTTGAAGAGAACGACCAACTTAAGAGAAGTGACGTGATAAGAGAAGCCTGTAAAGACTTGTCTGAATCACAAAAAGAGAAAATGGAATCATTATCAAATGGTGTAGACTTTAAAGATATCGAAGACTTTAGTGATAAAGTTCAAGAAATCAAAGAAGCTTACTTCCCAGTTGAAGGTGAATCCATCTCTGAAGACACTATAGTTGAAGAAGGAACTGGAGAAATCTCAGAAGAGAAAGAACCTGTTCTAGAACCTTCAATTGCTAGATATTCAGAGGCATTATCAAAACTTAAACCATTAGGTTAATTTAAAGGAGATTAAAAACAATGTTTTTATCAGAAAACTTACAAGATAAGTGGTCGCCGATTCTAGAACACTCCGATTTACCAAAAATCGAAGATAACTACAAACGTGCAGTCACAGCTGTTATCCTTGAAAACCAAGAAAAAGCTCTAAACGAAGACAGAGCTACTCTTGCAGAAGCAGCACCTTTAAATTCCACAGGCACAGGAATTTCTAACTGGGATCCAATATTGATTTCATTAGTAAGACGTGCTATGCCAAATCTCGTTGCATACGACATTTGCGGTGTTCAACCAATGACCGGCCCAACTGGACTTATCTTTGCTATGAAAGCAAGATATAACGATGACGTTGACGCTGATAGACTGAATACATCAGAAGCTTTACATAACGAAGCTAGAACTGATTACTCAGCATCTGCTCAAACAACATCAACTTCAGTAGGAAGCGACCACTCAGGAGACCCATTCAATGGTTCTTATGCGTCACAGACTTCTACAGGTATGTCTACAGCTTCAGCAGAATCACTAGGTGATGGTGCTGGAAACCATTTTGCTGAAATGGCATTCTCAATCGAGAAAGCTACAGTGACAGCAAAGTCAAGAGCACTAAAAGCGGAATATTCATTAGAACTTGCACAAGACCTTAAAGCAATCCACGGCCTTGATGCAGAATCAGAACTTGCAAATATATTATCATCAGAAATATTAGCAGAAATCAACAGAGAAGTTGTAAGAAGTGTTAACAACCAAGCTAAAACAGGTGCGTCAGCAACTGCAGTTGGTGGAACATTTAACTTAGACGTTGATGCTAACGGAAGATGGTCTGTAGAAAAGTTCAAAGGACTATTGTTCCAAATCGAAAGAGAATCAAATGTTATTGCTAAAGAAACAAGAAGGGGTAAAGGAAACTTTATTCTATGTTCTTCAGACGTAGCTTCAGCATTGTCAATGGCTGGTGTATTAGATTACGCACCTGCTCTTTCAACCAACTTAAACGTTGATGATACTGGTAATACTTTTGCTGGTGTATTAAACGGAAGAGTTAAAGTATACGTTGACCCATATGCTGGTTCAGACTACTTAACAGTTGGTTATAGAGGTTCAAACCCTTATGACGCTGGTTTATTCTATTGCCCTTACGTTCCATTACAAATGGTTCGTGCAGTTGGTGAGAATACGTTCCAACCAAAAATCGGTTTCAAAACTAGATATGGTATGGTGTCAAATCCTTTTGTCGGTGCTACACCTTCAGACGGACTTGCTTCAGCAGGAACAAACCAATACTACAGAAAATTTGCAGTGTCAAACATTCTGTAAGACGAAAGTCTCATTCCTTAATTGGAATACTAAAAAGGTCTCTTACGAGACCTTTTTTTTTGTTTAATGACTTCAATCGTTCAATGTCTAGGGAATACCCTATTCTTTACAGCGTGTCCTTCTAGTGAGGCCTTACCCCAATTTTATCTAGGTGCATAGCTCGGCACCATAAAGAAATTCGTTTACCACACTATTCCAATTCGTCAAAAATTTCAAGTGCTTCTCTGTTCGGTTTCTATCCACACCTCACGATTATATGCCACGTCTTAATTGACTTTAACAGTGTGGAACACCTTTTCTATACGGAACAACCTCTCACAACCAACTTACTTCCGTCTCGATTTCCTACCTTACTAGTATACCAAAAAGTGAGTGTTATTGTCAACCTAAATATAAGGTATCAATGATGATACAGACATAAACACACACACAGGAGGAAATTATGTCAAATGGAAAATCAGGTTATGAAATACGAGCCGACTTACTAAGTATGGCTCAGTCTATACTAATAGAAAACTTACAAAGGAAAAACGATGCGGTTTACACCCACAACGATAATCACCCTGATGATAAGAAACCATTACTTACTACATCAATCAATGCACAGGATATTATTGCCGTTGCATCTGAATTGAATGAGTTTGTTAATGAAAAATAACTATAAATAGTATTGTGGGGTGGAATTATTCACCCCCTTTAGAAGGAAAAACTATGACAGATTATGAAAGAACAGTGAAAGTTTTAGAAGGCCCTTGGTCAACTAAAGCGTTCCCTAATGGGGAAGAAACAACAGATGGTATAATACACAGAAAAATTACCACACTGTATGAAAAAGACGGATACCTTTGTGAAGAGGTAGTCACTAGAGAGTATAGAGGTAATGATTACTTCGACACTTCAACAAATAAGAGAGTTTTAAAACTAAATGACTGAAATTAACAAATCAATACTCAATAAGAATAACTTTAGATTACTAATTGATAAAGTTCCTACAGTGGAATACTACATTCAATCAGTAAATATTCCAGGCTTATCATTCACTGAAACAGTCAGTGCAGCTGGTGTTGGATTAGATGCATTTTTCCCAGGCGATAAAGTGTCATTTGAATCACTAAGTGTATCATTCTTAGTTGACGAAGATTTGTCTAACTTCAAAGAAATGTATGACTGGATGAACGCAATCGTTCCAGTGTCAGACCCAAGTGCATTTGCAAACTTTACTGGGACTGAAAAGACTGCAACAGGTCAATATAGTGATATCACTAATGACCTTGCACAGTATTCAGACATTACAATAGTAGTTAATACTAATAAAAACATACCAAATAAATTCTTCAGATTCCATGATGCATTCCCTATATCATTGAGTGGTATAGACCTACAAAGTGGTGCAGAAACAGAAGCCGTGGTTGCAACTGTAGAGTTTAGATTTACATATTACGATATAGAATCCACTTCCTAAAATACCATAAATATGGTATAATAGTATATTATGACATTAGATGAAATTAAGAGCCAGTGGGAAAAGGATTGTGAAATAGACGATATCGAACTTGATAAGTCTTCTTTAGAAATCCCTAAACTACATGCAAAATATCAAGACTTACTAACAAGTAAGATTCTTGTTATGAAACAATACCAATTCAAATACGATACACTATTAAAAAATAAATGGTTATGGTATAACGGAAAAATGTCAGAAGACCAAATAAAAGAACTTGGTTGGAATGATGACCCTTTAGACGGATTAAAGATTATGAAAAATGACTTACAATTATTCTATAATTCAGATACAGATATACAAGAACTCAATGCAAAAATTGAGTATTTAAAAGTCACAATAGATTATCTCAAAGAGTGTATGACTAACATTACTTGGAGACACCAAACGATTAAGAATACAATCGATTGGAGAAAATTCATGGCAGGTTCTTAATGAATTACGACAAACATGTTTGGATTGCAGAATCATTCTTTAATGAGACAGAAGTAAAAGAAATACTTGCAGTTGCTAGTAAACTAGAATGGCATGGTGGTAGAGTTGGTGGTAATAGTTTTGACCCTGATGGAGAAGAACTACAGGGTGGTGCAGAGGTTAGTGATATTAGAATGTCTCAAGTCAAGTGGATGGAAGAACATCACTTACCACAAAAATTTCATGAAAAACTTGCAACTGCAATACAATATGCAAGTGTAGAGAATCATTGGTTATGGGAATTTAGTCACTTTGAAAATTTTCAATTTACAAATTATACAAACAGACCACATTTAGGTGGTGGTGATTTCTATACTTGGCATACAGACAGTGGCCCAGTAGGAAACATACATTGTGAAAAAACTGGAATGGTGCGTAAGTTGAGTATAACTATTCAGTTATCCGACCCTGATGATTATGAGGGTGGGAGGTTCGAATGGTTAGAACCTGGCGGTTCTTTTGATAATTTAAGGTCTATAGATAATACAATTTATTTAGACAACATTAAGCAATCTGCACCATTCAGTGCAAAAACTAAAGGTAGTATTATCGTATTTCCTTCAGACGTTCATCACCAAGTCACACCAGTCACAAGGGGGACACGGGAATCACTAGTAGGGTGGTTATTGGGTTATCCTTTTAAATAAAATGGTTAAAGTTTCGAAGATAGATGATGTCTTTATGAAAGTCGATTGTGACGATGGTCTTGCAAGAGACTTATACGACTTTTTCTCATATACAGTTCCAAATGCAAAGTTCATGCCTTCATACCGAAATAAATTTTGGGACGGGAAGGTAAGATTATTTTCTTTAAAAACTAAAAAGATATACATAGGATTACTTCCATATGTAGATGAATTTTGTAGAGAACGTGGATTTGAGTTTGGTGGTATTGAAGATGTTATAGGGGAAAAAACTACAGAGAAGTGTAGTCAAGAATGGTTAGCTGATTTAAAACTTCCTTTTGAACCTAGAGATTATCAAATAGAAGCCTTCAATGAAACTATAAAATATGGAAGACAATTACTATTGTCTCCAACTGCAAGTGGTAAGTCATTAATCATATACTTACTTGCACGATACTATGATAAGAAAACTATTGTTATAGTTCCAACCACTTCTCTTGTGGAACAGTTAACCAAAGACTTTGTAGATTATGGTTATACAGAACCAGTCTGTAAAATATACCACGGACAAGAAGTTTTTGATTCACCTATTACAGTCACCACATGGCAATCATTCGCAAAAGCTCCAAAGGAGGTGCTAGAGTCTTTTGATGTTGTCATTGGTGACGAAGCACACTTATTCAAAGCACAAACACTTAAAGGTATCTTGGAGAAGATGAAGACCACTGCAATTCGTATTGGAACTACAGGAACTTTGGACGGGTCAGAGGTTCATAGACTTCAATTAGAAGGTTTGTTCGGCCCAGTCAAAAAGGTCATAACTTCAAAAGAACTCATGGATTCGGGAACAATTGCAAATTTGAAAATTGATTGTGTCATACTTCGTCATACAAAACAGAAAAAAATGTCATACCAAGATGAAATGGATTACTTGGTAAGTTGTGATAGTAGGAACCAATTTATAACCAATCTTGTTGGTTCTCTGAGAGGTAATACACTCGTGTTATTTCAATACATAGAAAAACATGGACAACCATTATGGGAAATGTTCAATCCTATGGTTAGTAGAATGAATGGAACTTTACATTATGTTCATGGTGGAACCGACACGGAAGATAGAGAAACAGTTAGAGAGATAGTCGACAATCCAAGGAAGAAAAAAAATAATGTCATACTAGCATCATACGGAACTTTTTCTACAGGAATTAATATTAAAAAAATCGACAACGTTGTGTTTGCAAGTCCCTCTAAATCTAGAATAAGAAACTTGCAGTCAATTGGTAGAGGTCTAAGAAAGACCACTGGGAAGACTGAGATGAGATTATTTGATATTGCAGATGATTTGCAATGTGATAACTACACTCTCAACCACCTTAAAGAACGTATAAATATATACAACGAGGAGAACTTTTCCTACAACATACAACAATTTGATTTAAAATGACAAGACCTTCAGACTTAATTAAAGAACAGAAATACGAAGTTATAAAACTTAAAACTGGTGCTGAGTTTGTGGGAATGGTAAGAGACTCTGCTGAAGGTATAGAAATCACACTACCTATGATATGTCATTTATCAGTTCAACAACCAGTCAATTCAACACTTGCAACCTTCTATCCTTATGCACCCATGAGTGAAGACCCTATTGTCAAAATTCCTTTTGACCAAGTCTTGCATAGAAGTAGTATGAATCAACAGTTTATTCCCTTTTATGATGAAGCCTCTGCAAACTGGTTAAAAATGGTAGAATCTAAATCTATCCCATTAACAAATGATTTAAAGAAAATTAGTAAAGATTATATGAAAAAGGCAGTTGACTCTATTTTAGAGAATGTATCTGAAGAAGATTTATTTGATGAATACTTTGAAGAAATTGTTGAGAGTGATTTTGAATCCTCAATAAAACCAATCGACCCCAAGAAAATTCATTAGACTTTTAGTTTGTCTAAATAAATGCGTATAATTTAGATTTATATCGCATTATACAAAATACTTATAACTTAATTTTAGGAAAACCATGACCACAGCAACTTTATTTGCGAAGAGCATGGTGCGAAAAGCTAGAGAAAT